CCATCAATGTTGAACAGCCAAGATTTCGTGCTGCCTTCCGAATCTGTGGACTGCAATGCTATGCCTCGATCATTGGCTCCTTGTAGCGTAAAATATGTGTCTAACTCTGGAGCTGGATTGTAAGTTTGTATTGTGCCGGCACTGTCTACGATTATAGTGGCAAATGTTGGTGAACCTGTGGTCGACAGTTCAGAATCTTGGTCAGTTCCGGGACCTGACTCTCCCTGTGGCCCTGCGGCACCTGCTGGTCCTGTAGCACCAGTGGGTCCTGAGTCTGTAATTGATAAAATGCCCGACATACTGCCATGAAACTGGCAAATATAGTATAATGTACTGGGCGCATCAAAAGGTACTGTGAAAATTACAGTGCCTGAACCGGTTCCGTTGTTAGTAACACCACTAGTATACGCACTACCTGTACCAGTAGTTTGGCTAGTTTTAATCCAAAATGGGTGCCCACTAGCAGCAACAGTGAAATAATAAGTAAACCCACGCAGTAAATTGATAGTGGGATTGGCACTACCGTTGATTAAGTAGCTACTAGCACCGCTGTTAGACACAGCATAATTAGGTCCGCCAGTTAGGCCTGTGGCACCTGCTGGTCCTGGATCTCCCTGTGGACCTGGATCTCCCTGTGGACCTGGATCGCCTTGTGGACCTGGATCTCCCTGTGGACCTGGATCTCCTTGTGGTCCTTGAGCACCGCCACCTCCTAATAATCCTTCAGTGTCAGTTAAGTCTGAAACATCTGCGGGGATAGTGGGTAAATCTTCTAATGTAATATATCCTGCATCGTTTTCTAAATCGCTTAGATTAACTGGTGCTGTAACATCAGTGATAATGGAGGGTCTTTCTTGAATCGTTAAATAACTCCACGTGGATGTCGAACCGTTGTTTGTTCCGTCATTCAGTAATAATCCGCCAGAAAATTCTGCAAATCTTAATTTATTATCTACCACTGTAAATGATATTGCAGGTTGTGACTGTGAGGGAATAGTGATTTCAGAAAACTGCGGCCCAGTATAAAGTACTACAGAGGCCGATGGCAAGTCATCACTGAAATAATCTTTGCCAGGATTTATAACCAGACCATACTCATATGGTTCGATTGGGTCCGGAACCAACGCATATGAGTTATTGTCGTATCCTGGATCACGAAATCCAATTTCACCGCCTTGCAGGCTTGCCCAAGCCCAATAGCCTAATCCTTCAGGATTTCCTGGCCAATCTTCGTCATTGATATCTATCACTACGGCAGGATAGGACCATCCGTCTCCCGAAACAGTAGTATAACTTTGTGATACGCCTAGTGTTATTAGGTCACCGTTAATAGGTCTCCACGACACTACCAGCCCCACCGGCATATTGATACCATTTACGATGCCGTCAAAAGGAATAGTGTTAGTTGTTGATACACTGGCATCGGGCGGAGTATTTGGTACCACTCCCTCTACCGCTGTGAAGGAAGATTGGAATCCGCTATATTCTATAACTCCGTCTAACAGATGATCTTGTCCTACAATGCCAGTCCTAGTAGCAGTAAGAATTTTTTGGAACCTAACGGCCTGTCCTTCAGATAAAGTAACAGGTTCAGATAGTGTAATTTGATTGCCATTGACTGCTTGAACTGTTATATCGTTTTGACTGGTAAGAAAGCTTCTATAATAGGAAGTTTTAGAATAATAGCCTATATCTAACAATACCATTTTCATTCCCGCTTCGATTCCTGTACCTCCTAACTGATATTCCGGATGCCACCAAGGAAAGTCGTCATTGTGATCCTGCCAAAGAGCCCGCCAATTAAACTGATCTGGACTATTGTTGATATAACTGTATACCTCCCAGTCATCACTTTCGCCCCCTGCGATAGTATAAGGTCCAATCTGAGCGGTTGTTAAAGACACTGTGTTAGGATTTACATTAAGCACTGTTCTTTTGGCTACGGCATAAAGTCCTACTTGGAAATCTTGCGTAGGGATAGGAAAATTTGTTGCGGAAAAAGTAACCACTTGACCTCTTTGATAGGTCACAGAACTCGACCAAACGCTTTTAAACCAAGTAAACCATTCTGATTTTAAAGGAGGAGTTGCTAATGAAGATCCTTGATCTAATGTTATAGTTGCTGAATTTTCAACTGCTGTTGTTGTTACTCTTTGAAGAGTTCTCGCTACAAAACTAACTGGATCAGGACCACTTACAAAGTTTCTTTTTGAGAGTTCTGATGATTGTTGTGGAACAGCACCGTTCCAATCTGACTTTTTATTAAAAGTCACGGCTCTTGCCCCCGTGCCTTTTGATAGAGTGATATTTTGTATACCAGAAGTAGAAACTATCGGGGAACTAGTGATCAAAGAACCGCCAATATTACTAATTTCAATCCCGCCTAAATCAATAGTGTTACCACTAAGATATAAATCACGGAATCTATTTGTAGGACTGCCCAAATCATACGCAACATCTGTGTCAGGAATAATGCTTTGATCTATAGCTGACAGATCTACATGTTCTAATAAATTTTGTGTGTCAGTTAGGTCTGAAACATCTGTGGGGATAGCGGAAATGTCATTTGCTAGTGATAAATTTAATCGGTTGTTTATGTCGTCATAGTCAACGTTTATGCCAGAGTGTACGCCCGACACGATCATCTGAGCTGCATAATCTTGAGCTAATTCTGTTATCCCTTCTACGGTACCGCTGGTTATCGCATATAGCTCATTAAAATTTTGATTTACTTTGTTAAATGCATCTCTTATAGCGTCGCCGTCTTTGGAATTAGGTCTCGTTCCGATGTTTATCGTTTGTCTAGCCATGATTTTACCCCGTTATCTACTATTTACCTTGCGATAAATAATCTATCATGCCCAGACTCAGCCTTTATCGTTCAGAAAAAACCAAAGATTTTAAATTTATAGATCGATCTGTCTACGAAATGTTCCAAGTAGGTGGAGTTGACGTTTATGTACACAAATATATTGGTCCTAAAAATCCCGAAATTGGGGACGCTTCTCCTGATCAGCCGAGGTATTCTGCTGTTAAAGAAACGAATATACAGGATTTACTGTTCTTAGAAAATAGAGATAGAAAGTATGATCCCGATATTTACATAATACGCGGGCATTATCAAGTTTCTGACATAGATTTTAATCTTAGTCAGTTTGGCCTGTTCCTTCAAAACGACACGATATTCATGACTGTGCATATCAATAATTCTGTGGACCTAATCGGTCGTAAGATTATGCCCGGAGATGTATTTGAACTTCCTAATTTAAAAGATGAATATGCATTAAATGATTTTCGTTCTTCCTTAAAAAGATTTTATGTTGTCGAAGAAGTTAATAGGGCAGCTGAAGGTTTTTCAGCCGTTTGGTACCCCCATCTGTATCGACTAAAATTAAAGCCTATAGTAGACAGCCAAGAATTTAAAGACATATTAGATCGCCCCGAGGATGACGATACGTTTAGAGGCGATTACGACCCAGTTAAAATTTATTATCCTGGACAGACTGTTAAGTATAAAGGCAACCTCTATCAATGTATCAATGAATCATTAAATGCCCCGCCACCGGATTCTAATTTTTGGCAGGTGTATTCTGCGAATAACCTGAGAGATTTATTATCTACCTACGAAACAGAGATGCAGATTAACGAGGCAATCGTAGCACAAGCAGAAATAGATTCTCCCCTCAGCGGATTTGAAACAGATCAGTTTTATTCTTTGGCCTATGATGGCGAGGCTAGAAAGCCGTCGATACAGACTGTAGATCTAAACGATGTTGACGCTAGTTCTGATTACCTAGCTTCTAAATTAAATAAAGCACCATTAAAAGAAGGATATTCCGGATATTTGTTAGGTGATGGGATTCCTCCTAATGGAGAACAATTTGGGTTTGGTATACAATTTCCTAGGTCTGCTAGCTCTGGTGATTATTTTTTAAGAACGGACTACATGCCTAATCGATTGTTTCGTTACGACGGCTTCCGCTGGATTAAGTTTGAAGATAAAGTAAGGATGACATTATCTAATACTGATGATCGTCAAACGCATAGGATGAGTTTTGTTAATAATACTAAATTTAGCGGCGTAGACAAAATAGCCACAGACATCATCACGGTTGACGACGATCGATTGCCCGTTTTTACGCCTGGAGGATTAACGACAGATTTTCAAGTTTCGGATACTTTTGTGTTGATAAAAACCAATTTAGATTATCTAGAGAATTACTCAGTAGAAATATGGATTGATGAAGAGTCGCAGATACAAAGCATCGAAAACCAATCTCTACAGGGAAAACTTGCATTTAAAATAAATCATAGGATTTTAGAAAATTCAAGGATAAGATATACGATCTATAATAAAGTAGTACCGCAGAAACAGGCAGTTTCTAAAGCGCTAAGAAAATTAAAAGCAGAGGCAGACGAATAATGGAATTTTTTTATGACGGGCAGATTCGGCGGTATGTGGGGCAGGTAATACGTATGCTCAGTGGATTTAAATATCAAACCGGAGACGGGAAACAAATCACTGTTCCGGTTATGTATGGAGATCTTACTAGACAAGTCGGGCACATTATCAGAGATAATTCTGAAAATAAAGTACCGTCAGTGCCTCGTATGGCTGTTTATATAACTAATTTACAGCAGGATAGGAATCGACTGGCAGATTCAACCTTCGTAAGCAAGATGCACTTGCGAGAAAGAGAACTCGATTCTGCTACAGGAAATTATACTGAATTTCAGGGGTCGGCTTATACTGTAGAAAGATTGATGCCCACACCATATACATTAACTGTTAAAGTAGATATTTGGACATCAAACACTGATCAAAAACTGCAAATCATGGAACAGATATTGATGCTATTCAATCCTAGTTTAGAGATACAGACCACAGACAATTATATTGATTGGACCAGTATTAGTGTGCTAGATCTTAAGGATATCACGTTCAGTTCTAGAAATATTCCCGTGGGGGCTGAAAGCGAAATCGATATAGGCTCTATAACTTTTGAAACACCGATATGGATATCGCCGCCGACCAAGGTTAAACGACTAGGGGTCATACATAATATCATAATGAATATCCACGATACTGATTATTCTTTCCTCACCGAAGAGCACGTTACGGTTAGCGGATTTGATATATTTGTATATTTTAATAAATCTAGTCAGCAATATTTTGCAGAATTGTTAGATCGAAAAACTATCATAGAAAATTTACCATTAGACCAACAAGAGGTATTCCGTAAACTAGGGCAAGATCTTAACTGGCGGATATTACTAGATCAATATGGTGGAAAATTTAGAGCAGGATCAAGCCAATTATTCCTAAAACAGTTGAACGGGTTTGAAATAGTAGGTACTGTAGCAGTTAATGAATTGGACGAAACTAAATTAATAGTAAATTTTGATCAGGACACGTTTACCAGCAATGATTTTTACGTTAATGCTATAATTAACCCGCAGACTTTTGATAAAAACCTAGCGCCTGTAAATTCTAAATACATCATATTAGAAAATATAATAGATCCCGATAACGATATTCCTTCGGTACAACGGCCGTGGCCTTCGGGGTTCACTGCTAGTGCCAACGACATTATTATGTTCGATGGTAGCAGTTGGTCAGTGATATTTGATTCTCAGAACGCCCAATCGATAACGTATGCTAAAAATGATCGTACGGGCGTTCAATATAAATTTGAAGACGGCGAATGGGTACGAGCATTTGAAGGCGAGTATCCGAAAAATAGGTGGCGATTGATACTCTAATTATAAGTATCGTATGTCTGAACAAATCATTTGCTCTGGAGCCCTGGTATATTCTCGATCAACTAAACGATTTTTATTTTTACAAAAAGCAGCGGGAAAAAATAAAGGAACTTGGGGGTTAGTCGGCGGATCTATGCTAGAAGGAGAAAATCCCTGGCAGGCATTGCAGAGAGAAATTTTTGAAGAAATCGGAACGCCGCCAGAAATAATAAAAACTATTCCATTAGAAACGTTTGTTTCTAATGACAAGATTTTTAATTTTCATACTTATCTCTGTGTGATTGATGCTGAATTCGTTCCTAACCTTAGTAAAGAACACTGCGGATGGTCGTGGTGTGTAATCGAAACTGCTCCCAGACCCCTACATCAGGGACTTAAAAGCAGTTTTTCTAACAAATCGTTGATGCGCAAACTCGAAACAGTTTTCAAAATCGTCGATCTTCTTTAAAATTCTATATACGTCTTGATGAATTTAATCTGAAGACTGTTATTATTAAAAGAATTAAAGATTAATCTAACATTATCGCCTGCTATATTAGTGGTAAAAAATCCTTTACCTGCGCCGTTAGTTGCTACACTGCCAAATTCAACCAACCTAGATACAGTATTTCCATTTTGTACCAGATCAACATTTATTGTTTGATATGATAAGTCTGTTAGATTAGATATTTGAACTTTATAACTAGCAGACCTATAAGCAGATTTATCAAAACTATCGACAACGATTGGTGTTGTAGATGAGACTGATGTTGCTCCGGTATCGGTCTTCGTGAAATCTACAGTTAGGCTCGATATTGATATTTCGTTAACCCAACCCGGTGTCAGTGTTCCTGGAACCGGTTCGGTTACTGCTAACAGTCTATTCCTAGTTCCTATTGCTATTTTTCCAAAAGTAGAAACACTGTTAGCAAATAAAATATCTCCAGTACTATAGCTAGTTAGCCCCGTCCCACCTTTAATTATAGGTACAGGGCTAGTTAAGTTTACGGGATTAAGGAAATAGGATGAATCTAATCCGTCTAACGTACCAGCATCTAGCACTCCATTTTTAATAGCCACGTTACCTGCTGTAGCGCCTGTTCCGATATCGAATTGTTCTTTTAAAAATCTAGCTGTACCTAGGTTAGTAAACAACGGTGTTCCCGTAACTCCATCAACACGAGATACATCTATAGATACTGTATTATAAAATCCAGTCAGATCTCCTGAGCCATCTATGCTAATTGCGCTATCGACGGTATTTTTTATAACTTTTGTTACTACTGGTGCCCAAACAGAATCACCTCTTAAAAAAGTTTCGTTGTTTGCAGTTCCTATATTAGCTAATCTAGTAGTTGATATTGTTCCACTAACGATAGAAGAAGCATCGATAGTATTAACATTTACCAATCTCCAGTTATTTTTATTTCTGCTTGATGTATTGACTACACCGATTATAGATACGTCTTGTTTAGTGATATCGGCCGTGCCCGAACCTTGTGTTGAAATATCCACAGGGCTGACGGATACGCCGGCGACGCTGTTTAACGCCTCCCCACGATTTGTATGGAGACTGAACGAATTAGAAGTCACTCCGCCTATATAAAAGAATTCGCCGGATATAATCGGAGAAGATAAATCTAAACCTTCAATTTTAACAGCATCTCCAGTGAGCAATCCATGATTTACGTAAACAAATCGATCGACTTCCGGAGTCACGCTAGATCTTGTTAGTGTATGCGTTCCGGTACTATCAGACGTAAATACTAGTTTATTGGTCAATGAATACTCTGAGTATAATTCTATGGAAGTTGATGTAATAACTTTAACATAATATATTGCCTGAGATAAAATTCCGCCGATTGGCAGATTAGCTCCGGGATTATATTTTACTGGATCGCCATTAGCATAGGAATGTGCTCCTAATATTTGACTGTTAGTATAATTAACTTCTGCACTGGCGGCAGGTGCGAGAAAACTTTGTACAGAGGAACCGGTTAGCGTAATAGTTATTGGGCTAGCTGAATTGCTTTGTATAAAATCTGGTGCGGTCTGTGAAGCTATGAATTTAACATTTCCGATTAATTCTATGTATAATCTATTTTCGATATTATTAACAGCGATTGAAAAAGGTGTCGTTGGGTTTACTCCCCCCAACAGCAGGTAATCAGCAGAGAGTTGATCTCCGATTTGATAACCGGATCCGCCTCTTCTTATATCCACGATAGAAATTGATCCATTAGCCACAGTAATATCGGCCCTGGCCCCTGATCCGATTCCGGTCACACTAGTTAACGGAACATCCGTATATGTAATAGATCCCACAGATGGATCGTAACCTACTCCTACAGTCATTCCCGCATTATTAACTGATACTACAACACCGTTAATTTCATCGGTGATAATCCCCTGTGCCTGATTGACCACACTTGTTATTGTATTGCCTAGAGTAAAACTATAATCTGTGTTTAATATTAAAAATTGATTTGTTGAATCGGATCCTAGGAAATAATTAGTAGCTTCTGAAGATTTACTAGAAACTGCTACGACATCAAACCCGGTTGAATCGCCGACTGTTATAATTTCACCGGTTATAAAATCTGGACTAAAGGTTCCTTTCACACTGCCCACTTCGATAGTTGTACTGTTAGACCAGTTTCCTATGAGATATCCCTGAGCACCTGAATTTATTTGTGTAACAAGTTCTCCGTCTAGCCCTCCCATGATCGGACTATCAAGGTCTAATGTAATTTTTTCAAACTCTTCGCTTGCTATATCTCCGCCTAAGACGTTCACTGGTGGTATATCGTCGGCTAATGCTAGCCTATTATTATAACCTTTGGCTACGTTTACAGAAAAGTTTCTCGTTGGGGGGATTAGATCTGGATTAATCTGACCCGAACTGTTTAATTGTACCACTGAACCTGGTACAGCATTTGTTGATAAATCCTTATCGATAAACTTTCCTAGTCTATTCTTTAAAAAAGTTCTTACGGCTAGCTGTGTTGATAATCTAGAATTTTTAGCGCCTCCTGGCTCGTTATCTCCCAGCCCTGTGTCGATGGACAGCGCTTGGATTTCTATATCGCTAAGACTTAATTTGAGAGCAGTTAGCTCTGATACTATAACTTTATTTCTAAAACTAATATTTCCTGTTTTATTTTCTGCTACAATAAAATCGCCAACTTTAAAATCGCCTAGTTCATTAGTTCCTGATGTATAAACTCTGCCCGGTAATTCTGAAAATTGTTCAAATTTTACTACAGTTTTTCCGCCGTTTTGTGGAAGAGCATTATAGTCGATACCGGAGCCGGCATATTCCCAGGTATGACTAGAAGAGTTAACGACAGACGGTCTATGTAAATACAGCTGAAAAAACGTAAGAGAATTAATATTACTTAATTGATTGTTAGTTACGGTCGACTTTATAGTAAATTCTGCAGAAAAGATATCGGTTAATCGAACAGCATCGATCACTATGATATTAGTTGCCGAACCTTGGTCGGAATTAATTGTGCTGCTAGGTGTAAATAGGACTCGTTCTTGGCTTACTCCAACTGATACTTTATTAATGCTAACTTTTAACTTATATGTTATCGGATTATAGTCGTAAACAAACGCATTGTTATTTACGGTGTTTACTATTCCAGTGATCGTCGCGCCAGGAACGAATGAATACGAGCCTGGAGTTAGTGTTAATTCTTGATAAACATCATGGCTATCAATAATATTATTGACGAAAAATTCTTCGACATTTGAAAGCAAGGAATGGGTTCCTGAACCAAAAGAAAGTAGATCGACTTCTAGAGTTTTTTCTTCATCGAAAAATAATTTAATAAAGTCAGGCCCAATTATTCCTACATAATATATTTGATTTTCATCCAACCCGCCAATAGTTGTGTTGCTATTTGTTACATAAAGTACTTCTTGTTTTTCAATATATCCGTGAGAGGGGATGTTTATAGTATTAGCTATAATGTTAATGTCGTTGGTTGCGTCGAATTGCTTTTCTGTGAGCGCGGGTTTAAAACTTTCAGTTACATCTATGTTAGAGGAATTCCTAAATCGAAGCACGAAATGATTTACTGGTACCCTGCCAAACCCTATGGTTTTTAAAGTTTGTTCACCTTCTACCGAACCGCTGCCTGCGATATAACCGCGATCGAAAATAAAAGCGTTAGGGGAATAGCCCGAAGCCCTGAGTGCATATAAACCAAAATTAGTTGCTGAGTTAGTAATAGAAACATATCCGCCGCTCTGGCAATATGTGCCGTTTAGCATAAAAATCTGGAAGCAGGAAACTAGCTGAGCATATGCATCATTGATTAACCTCCATCCGGTGCCTCCAAAACTAATCATAGTGAATGCGTTTGCGACGAATGATTTCCCTTGTTCTGGTACGCCGTCATTAAGGTTGACCGGAATTTCTAATTCTTCTGCGATAGGCGGAATATTTGGAGTTACTACTTTGTTACCATCTATTAATACACCGTTGCCTCCTAAGAAGCTGATTAGAGAACAATTTTGTATGTACGGTGACGTGCTGATAAAAGGTTTTGATATCGGAAGATTTATATATCCTAACCTATTAATATCGAGATCTAGCGGATCGTCAAAGCTAAAAGCATAATTCCATGTATTAACTGGAATGCCGTCATCGTTTACTTTGTCTCTAAATGTAAACTCAGTGAAGTAACAAGCATTTCTAACCTTGAACATATCTTTGTTAGCATTTAATGGTCTGATGATACATGATCTAAGACCGTCGCCCACTACGCTAACATTGTCTGGAATTATTAACGGATTAGCTTCGTTGTATTCGCCGCTAGCCACGGCTACAGTAACCTTTACATTGTTGGGAACATAGTTACTAGTAAAAGAAATAACATTATCTGCGAATACATTTTTAGCTGCTAGTAAAATTTGTCTATCTGCTGCTAGACTAGAATCGGCGATCGCTGTTGGATTAATTAATAACGGAGCAAAAGTTACTCCGTTAGTTATGATATTATTAACTAAATCAAATAGAAAAGAAATTCTATCTGCGGAATCACTGCTGCCCGGAGCTGTTCCAAATAGTTGAACATTAGTTAATACTCCGGTAGTTGTGACTGGAATGTTTTGTGCGACTTGCCGAGCGACTTCTTTAGCTCTATTTAGAGCTGCGACTGTCTGTAGTACTTGACCAGGTATCTGTAATACGTTAGCTGAAGAATCATCTCCCACACCGTCATAATATTTAAGACCAGCATCTCTGCTTTGGCTGTTACCGCCGTAGATCATATCGTATACAACAGAAAAAACTATAAGTTTCGTGTCTCTAGTACATTTAGCTTGATCATAGGTAAACAATGTATTAAACGGATCAATGTTACCGGCTATTTGTGCATTAATCCATGCTACTGTTTCTTCGGCGATAAAATTTACATTATCGATTAAGTTATCTTTGGCGTTGATAAACCCTTGATCGGCTCCTGATGGGTTTTCCATGAATATTTGATTAGTGTCGCCAAACGCTGGGGCCGCAGACGGTCCTTCATCAAAAATATAAATGACATCGTCTAAACGATCGCTGTATCGGTCCATTGATAGCAGAGAAATGCTGCTACCTAGCGACATTACTCTAGATTTTAAAAATTGAAGTGCTGCTAATGTTTCTGATTTCTGAGAATTTATAACACTTGCCGCAGTGGCATTATAATATGTCAACCCTGCTTTTACGGATTGCCAATTAGAATTGTAGATAGAATCGTAACCTATCGCTTCAATGATTAACCCAACATCTCTTCTACAAATATCTTCGTTATAGTCAAACGTTCTTTTGTATACAAGCCCCGATGCTATTTGCAAAGCACGCCTTAGAGTTTTAACCGGTTTTAAAATGCCGTCGTTGTTATCGTTTCCAACCTTGGCACTACAATAAACTCGATTACCTGCCAGATCTAAGGATTCGAAGAGTAGTTGTCCGCTGACGCCCACACCTAAAAACGTGCCCGGAGGACCCAAGGTTTCGGGCAATTTTAAGTTATAATTCGATGTCATGTTTTCGCTGGCGCTCAGCGAAACTTTAAAGTCTCCCGGGGTTATGCCGTCTGGACTTACTTCGACTATTTCGAGTTGGTTTGTGGTTAATTGTTTGCTTTGTAGACCAAATCGATTAGCTGAAGTTGATAATATGCCGTTGGTGTAAAATAGTACGGTATTTTCATTAGCGCCTGGAAATGATTCTGCTAGTATATAAGTATCGCCGTCTATATCTCGTATACCCCCGAGAGATGACCATGCTAGTCCATTGTAGCCTTCAAATTCGTTGCTGTCTGTGTTAAATCTCGCTAGCCCGGTAATTGGTGCCGGGCGACGAGTCGAGGTTCCCTTAGGGAATAAAAAGGCCCGAGAATTCTGCATCTCTATCAATGAATCTTCGGGTGCTCTAAGTACTACCGTTCCGTCAACGGTGGTAGAAATAGCAGCGTCGGTTGCTCTATTTGGATTAATATTATTTTGTTTTAAAAATTTCATGCTATTCTCAGATAACTAAATGTCACTACTAATCTATTATTAGTAGAGGCCTGTGCAAAAACTTGATCGCCAGTTCTTAAAATTAGTTTCTCGGTATCGAAGGTAACAGTTTCTGTAGCTGGTATAGTTAAATTATTTACGATTTTGTGTTTAGATGTTATTCCTGGAGAACTAGCATTTATCGCCTCACCTTGCGGTACTACATAAACATCTACATCAACAGGATTATAAGAATCGTTGCAAAAAATCATACTAGTTAATGCGTATTCTTGCGGGTCATTAGGTAACGTTCCGCCTGCGATAAAAACCGCAGATCCCGGAAATGTTACTTTTGCATTAGAAATAGCCATTGTTTTTCCTTAAAATATCACACTATAAGCAAGAGCACGCCTAGCACTTATAAATTCTCCTACGATATTATTGGGTGTAGTAAAATATAAACCAGTTTCCCCTCTTCCGGGATTTTTAGAAAAAACTATAGTGCTGTCTGAGAGGCCAGGCGGCGTGAATGGTAACTGTTTAAGTCTCATCGAATCGTCGATTTGCACATGTCCAGCTCCTGCGCTAGACAAAATTAAATCTCTGTTACTGATAGTTGGCTCTATTCTCGATTCAACTATTAGAATGTTTTGCACTTGATGATAATTCCTATCCCAAATTGCGCGAATAGATCCGTTTAAATTAAGCACTAATTGTCCCTCGATACCCCTAGACACTGTTAACCGAGAGTTTCCGTCAACAATATAGTCTGGTTCGGCTAATCCTGCAGCTATAGCATCATCAACATATTTTTTATTAGGAATGTGATCGTTGCTGGTAACACGACTAGCATAATTTACAGTTCCTTCTACACTGATAACACCGTTTCCGGAATTTATCAAATATAGATTATTACCTGCAGTGTTAATGTGATTAGTTCTTATTGGAAGTATCGAGTTGTTTTCGTCTTTTAAGACAAAAGAACCTTGTGCATTAATCTGTGTTAAAAGAGAGTTTGGTCTAGTTATGTTTTCGTCAAACAAAAACTTAGCGTTAGGCAATGCCCCTCTATCGATTTCTATACCTGATTGATTAGCGTTTACTGTGATACCTAGTCCGACTTCACCGCTATTCAATACTATTATGTTATCTTTGATTAAAGTATTTTCGGCGGTAATATTGAAAACTGCACCGAGGATAGTTAGATTTCCCGTAACTACAACTCCACCGACGTTTTCGCCGGTGTCTAGGATTATAGTTCCACCTTGATTTACTGATAATCGATAGTCATTATCGTAAACTTTAACTATCTTTGACATCGGATATCTCTATTAAATAGCGGTTAATTCGATATATGTCGAAGTTGAATCGTCTACTACGTACCATTTATATCGATTATTTGAAAAATCTCGACAGGTTCGATTATATAATTTAGATAACCTAATTGTCTGGCTACCAAAGTTTCCAAACAATATCATTTCACCTTCTGCTAGTGCGCCCGGGGCTTTGTTAACTACTGTACAGACTGCTGTTGCAGCTGAGGTAGTGACTTTAAATTTTTTAGTGCCGCGTTGGCTAACGATAAAGCCATCTACTGCACCACTACCGTTTGTGTTTGCTGTGATTCTAATGCTGATATCAGGGCTGGTATTAGCTAATTGACCAAAATATTTTTTATTAACTGGACGTCCCATTGTTTTCTCCTTATGACGTTTTAGGTCTATGCGGCGGGTACCGCATAAGTTCCGTTACCGGATTCTTTTAGACAAAGTATTTAGCTGTTTGTCTTTGTTAATATTCAATCACCATGATAAACTCTTATGCCAACAAAGTCGATATATCCTTGATCTTTATGAGGAGTTTTTTTGTTAGGTCCTAATTCGATAACGATTCCAAACGACTGTCCTGACAATTGTTGTGGAGAAATGTTTGATTCCCACACATTGTTTGATCCGCCGTATATCTGCAAATCTTCGGCAAGGTCGTTATATAGATTTTTTCCTATTAATTCATTGTCATAGGTTAATTGTATCACATAATCTTGTATTCTAGCCAATCGCTGAGTAACTAATTTAAGTTCAATTCCTGTAATATTTTCTAATAACGGAATTTGAAAATTAGTACACCATAATTGCGTAGAAGAATTAACCCCTCCTAAATTGTCTCTCCTTGCGATACGATAAAACGGTTTTTCTGTGATATTAAAGCTGTCAATCTGACCTAATGAAAAATTATTGATCCAGCTTATATCGTTGTCTTGATTAGATACCTGCAAAATCGTCTTTGGGGAATAGAATTTAGTAACGGACATAAAAATATTTACCAATAAAAAAGGGCTCCGAGGAGCCCTTATAACTTTTAAAAAGTTTTTTTGATTAACTGAACTTAACGTTGCTGCTAGTAACATCAACCTTAGCCAGATAGTCAGCAGCATTACCAAGAGACGATGCTGTGTTGGTTAGTTCAACATAGCCATACCTTGTCATGAAGCTTACGACTGGTTCAAATGTTGCTGGATCTAGAACAACACCACTGCTCATCAATGGAATGTATGGGCAGTAGAATGCTGCTGCATCAGATTCAGAAGAACCTTTGTATCCGATCAATACTGCAGTACTGTCTGGAGCATAGGTATCGACGTAGACTTTCATCGCAGAGTTTAGAGTTCCAACGAACTTAGTGTTTGTTGGAGCTTCGAAGGTACCTTCTGTGGTTCTTGCGAATGCAGAAGTTGTCGCGCTCTGAAGGATGGTCAATGCTAGTGGGCTAACCACAGCAAAGTTACCAGCACCACGACGTGTACGCTGAGCGATGATGTTAGAAGCACGATTGATCTGGACAGCCAGAGCAGCATGCTCGTCACCGACGAACGTAGCTGTACCACTAACTGCACTCTGATCATAGGTTTGAACCGCAGTTCCTGCTAGTGTACGAAGGCTAGCGAGGATTTCTTGATCGATTTCAGCTGTGATTTCTTGTGCAAGCGCAGCCATGATTTCTGCTTCAACGTCAATACCTTGTTGGGCTTGTGCGTCTTGTGCAGCTTCGAACGTCCAGCGAGCAGACAATTTACGTGTCTTAGCTTCAACCGTCTGTTTCAAAATCTGGATGCTCATGCGCTTTCCGGCAACACCTTCTAGAGCGGCCGTAGAAGCAGCTTTAGGAGCACTATCGCTGTCGTTACCAGAATAGGCACGAGCGATATTGAATGGGCTTAGAGCCTCATCACCTGCAGTTACACCATCAGCTTGATCGGCATATCTAACACGTAGAGTATGGATCTGTCCGACTGGCCCAGTCATAGGCTGGACACCGACCAACTCGTTAGCAATAACTGTTGGCATGACCCGTCTAATCACGGGTAGGATAACACGGTTAAGTGTTGCGACGTTACCGGCAGAAGTGGCACCAGTAGTAGCAGATTCTGACAGATACTTGCGAGTATTCTCTAAAGTAACTGCCATAACTGACTTCTTAGTACCTTGAAGGCCTTCTAATAGTGCCTCTTTAGTTTCTTGCCAGCGGCTTTCTAGTAGTTCTGACATTTAAGTTTCTCCTTATTTCAATCCAGCGAGGCGTCTGATATCTATTACATCGGCCTGGCTTGCAGTAGCACTACTAATGCTATTTGTTTCTTTATTGCCTGTGATTTCTTTAGCCTCTACTAATGCCTTCTTCTTCTCCGGTGTGGTACCTTGCAAGACTGCTGGCAGATATTTGTCATAGCTGCTTTGTAATTTTGAGGTCTGCACACTTTCTAATAACTCGCTCATAATGTTTTTTTGGTCGTTGTTTAAAGGACTGAAAAGCTCATTCATAATTTCTTTTCTTTGGGCAATAGCTTCTGCTCTAGCAATTTCTTGCTGTTTGCTTTCAATTAACTGTTGCTTTTCTGAGATAGCTTCACGAGCCTCTGCGAGTTGCTTTTCTTTTTCTGCGACTACTTTCAATAATTTAGATGTTTCCGATTTCTCGTTTAACAAACTTGATTGATATTCAGTAGTAAATGCTTCAAAGATTTTACGACCAAAGTCATTTTTCCTAGCTTGGTCGATGTCTTCTTTCAACTGAGTAATTTCTTTAGTTAATCCTTTTGTTACAACATCTTCGATTAAACCAACACTTTGTTTAATAAACTTAGTTTTCAGTTTTTCGAATTGTACTTTAGCTTCTTTTACTAAACGTACCTTAGTTTCTGCGAGGTCTTTTTTATCTTCGTAGAAATCTGCGATTTCTTTAGCAAGAGATTCGATTATAAATGTTTCTAGCTTTGCGAAATTTTCAGCCATGGCTTTTTGATCTTCATGTAATTCTGTGATCTCTTTGGCCAGGCTTTCTAATACAAACTTGTTTAATTTACCGGTATGTTCACGGATCGCTACAGCATATTTGGCTTTAGCTTCTGCCAATTGTGCTCGATCTTCAGTAAATTCCTGTATTTCAGCAGTAAGACGGTCGGTGATCATTTGATCGATAGCTTCAATCATTACTTGCTTGTCGTGTTCGTATTTTTGTGCGAATTCTTCGCGGAGCTCTTGTGTAGCTGCTTGTCGATTTTCTTGAATTTTTTGTTCCCAAGCTCGTTCGATATCAGCTTTGATCTCTTCAGAAATCACATTGTTTTCAAATAATTGTTTTAGTGCATCCAACATGTGATTCTCCCTAGTTATTGGAGTCCACCTATTATCTTTAATAGGCTTTCTTTTAAGTACTTCTGTGCCTTTTTGTCGCCTTGTATTTCATTTGCTATTTTCATAGCGTTGTAACCACCTTTATTGTTCATCAAATGCTCATAAATTGGTGTTGGATATGCACCGGGTGCGCTGGGCTGTGCTACAACGTCAACGGTGATAATCTCGTAATCAGACACTTCACCGGAACCGTCCTCTCGGACGTTTCCGGATCCGCGCGAACTGACACCTAACTTCACACCGCTTTCTAGCATGGTTTTAACCAGCTGTCCCATCGGTGTGGGCAGGATTTTCATTTTTCCGTAGCCATTTGGTCCTTCCATCCACATCTCTGTGATCATATGGCTTACACGGTCTAGGTTAATCTTTAAATCATCGGGGTGATCTACTTCTCCGAGAACTGAATATCCGCCAGTGACTTGATCGTTTAGTGTTTTGACAGCCCTAGAGATCTCGCTCACAGGATACACACGCTGATTAGCGTTGCGGATGCCGCCTTGGATGCAGATACCTTTCATGTAAAGGTTCTTACCGTCAGCACCATCCGATTCCACGACCATTCGGGCTTGATCGAATGTTAGGTTCTCTCTTAAGTAGAAACTCATCTTCAGATCCTAGATTACTTTTTTCCGCCGATTAGGCTCTTGGTATTGGCTCCATTGTCGCCGCTACCTTTCTTTTCTACGCCATGCCCTTTGCTGTCTTTGCTGTAGAAAGACTTAGCATTAGTTCCACCGACTTTGTTTACGTTTCCGGTGTTCATGTCTTTAGGGCTAGGATTAGCTAGACCACCTTGCGTGCCGCCTTTTTCTGTAGAAAAGCTCTTAGCGATATTTGCGGTTGTGCCGCCCATATCGTTCTTTCCAGCTACCGCAGACTTGGTATTAGCACCATTATCGCCCATTGTCGCTGTTCTTTTTTCGGTGTACTCACGTATTCCTTCCTTGGCAAACGGATTACCTTCTTCTTCGGAATCGTCGTCACCCTCTTCGGAATCGTCGTCACCCTCTTCAGATTCTTCACCTGCTAGCATAGCTTCAAATTCAGCTTTTAGATCTTCTAATGCATCTTTGATATCCATGACATCGTCTTTTGTAGCAGGCTCATCGCCGTCCATGCTATCGTCGTCAATTTCTCCGCCAATGTCATCCATACCGTCTACATCGGTGTCAACAACATCAGACATCATACTATCAGCAGGATCACCACCGATTTCCTGCATACCAAACATTTCATCAACTTCTTCGTCCGAAGCTTCGTCTAAATCTTCGTCAGCTGACGACTCATCAACTTCCTCATCCGACGACTCATCAACTTCCTCATCTGAATCTTCTACCTGGATGTCATCATCGAGAAGATTTTCATAAATTTCGCGAGATTTAGCAACCACTAATTCGTGGAACAGTTCCTCGGCTTTATCTTTTTCTTCATTAATCAGATGTTGCAGCATCTGTTCTAGTTTAATTCTATCAGACATGTTTTTCTCCTATGGTTATGCGGGATTTTCCCTTAAAGGCTGTCGAAGTATTTAATATAAATGTAAAATAACCGGTCAATACCGGTTAAAAACGGTCGTTTTATCGATTAATTTCTAATTGAAATTCGTCATAGTTCATCATTTTAAAATTTTGATATTTTTCTTTCCAATTAAAATCTAAAGGGTTATCTTCGGTTACCCTTGTATATTCTATATTTGGATTTTCTTTTATTACTAATTCCGTCTGTCTGCTCCAGTTTCCGTGATATGTTGCGGGATCTGTGCTTCTACGATAATTAGGAGTATCGGAGTAGACATTATTAAAAAATTTTTCATTAACGCCTTTGTAGTCAAACCCTAATATGTATATTTTTTCGTGTTTGTTGATCGATGCTAGATGTAGTGCCGTAGGGCCTGAACTCCAACCTTTAGAAACATCAAAATAATTTAAATTTTGCATACCTCGATATCTGCTGTTACGATTGGTCCAAACATTGGTAGTATATTGCACACGCTTTTCGTTTAATTCGACTATCATTTTTGGATCTACTGCTATGAGATAATCAGGAAGGAAATCTCTATATATGGCATTACACCCGTATATCTTTCCTTTGTGTTTTAAAATCTGCATATCTATTACTAGTCGACTTCGGCCGTTACCTAGTACAAACGCTATACTCATAGATTACATTGATTCTTGTGCAGGTGTGCTATACATCATAGAAATAAATTCTAATTCTTTTTGTTGTTCTTTGATATGCTTCTCTGATGCTCGCCGAATCTCATTGATTTGTCCTAGTGTTAACCTAGTTTTCCTAGTGTCATCATAGTCTAAGATGCTAGTATCTCTAGATGGCATATAGCTGTCGTCTGTAGTTTTTTCTGCAGTATCTCTGTTAAAATAAAATAGTTCTCTAAGTATCATGATATGATATTTATTTTGTTAGGCTGGCTGCGGTGGTGGAGTTTCAGGAGCGGGTGAATCTGCATTTATCTCTGAATCCATAGTATCTGGAGCTTCATCTCCTTCTGCTGAACCTAGATCGCCGTCTATCCCCGTGGGGCTAATACCCGCAGTTCTTAATTCTCCTGCTGCGTCTAGACTAGCTTTTCCAGATCCGTTTTCTTCTTTCCAAAGATTTTCATTTTCTGCAACATCCTCATCAGTCATTCCCAAAAATCTCTTTAATGCAAATCGCTTGCTGATAAAAGGTAATCCGACCATTTGTGTAAAAGTAGATATACGTTGGTTATCTAATTCTGCTTGTCGATAAGCAGCAAAATTTTGAGGACTTTGGAATTTTAGTTCAAATAAACTAAAGTCTACATTTATTCCTTTATTATACAGATATAATTTAAATTCTTGATCAAACGTGTTTATCATCAAGGTTTGTAGACGCTCACAGTATTTGTTGAATCTTAGTTCTTGTATGTAGGCAGTACCAACTCTACCGTCATTATATTGGCTTTGGCTATCGTCCGCACCGGTGGGTAGATAGCTGCTAGGAATACGCAGAGCACGCATTAATTTATTAGTAAAATATTTTAGATCGTCGATTTCGCCTAGATTAGTACCGCCTGGCAGCGTGTCAACCTTAGATCCACGACCTTCCGCAGTCTGCGGAAAGAAATAATCTTCATTGATAGACAAAGGATTATAGGCAGAATCTATCACAGACCCGCCCCCAGTTGATGATGGAATTCTGCGCTGGTGTATTTCGTTTTTAACACGCTCGACAAACCCCATAGCGAGGTGGCTGGGCATGTTTCCTACATCGATATAAAAAACTCTGCGTTCAGGCGCACGTTGCACTCGATAAATGATGATAGCATCTTCTAAAAGTTCTTTCTGTTTGTAGACTTTGAACACAGATTCTAATAAACTGTTTCCAAATGGGTAATTGTTATCTAATCCTTCAGAGAGACTGAGATGCACAACATGTTTAGAATCTATAGCGAATTCGTTTTGAGCTACAGTAAATCTAGAACCGGTTTGCTGAGGGTACGATCCGGTCATTCCTCGAGCTCCACTACCGCCTTGCACGTAGGCTGCACCTCCAGGTTGTTGATTTTGTGTGTTAGGATTGATCTGCGTGACTACGAGATTTTGAAAATTAACATTAATATCTCTTATCACATATTGTTCGGGTTTTTTACCCTCGCTTTCATTAACTATGATTCTAGTAACTTTACCTGGATCTACATAAAACCATTTTTGTGTTTCGGGATCTCTAATAAAAAACCCATCGCCATATTTGAATAGATTTCTTGCTACACGAAACATTCTAGTGTTCAGTTCTTGTAACTTAGTCCACTGTTGTAGATATTCTTTTAACACAGTTATTTCGGTGTTAGTTGGTCTACCTTTAAAATTTAACGTAAACGGTGTGTTATTTTCTTTGTTTTTTTGGGTACAAAACTCAGCGAGTATATCTAGAGCAGCATTAACTTCCGAATCCCAATCCATGGTATCATATTGCATATACCGTTCGATGCGATTAGGACTTCCGCTGTAAACATCTGGAAGATAAGAACTATAGTTAGTTCTAGCAGGTCCGGCTCTACCACCAGCCCCAGATATAGGGCTTATAGTGCCTGAAGCTGCTCCTTGAACAGGGGAGAAATGTCTTTTCCAACTCATATTTTTATTTCTGTATCCTTAAGCCAATGAAGATGAGCCTATCAAAGTTCCTGTTCTCATCGAAACAAGCATGCCTTTTCTAGCTCGAGCTAATTCATCATTGTTTACACTCTGTAAGTTAACTAGATCAGCTACTAGAGTATTTAACTGATTTATTTTTTCATTCATTGAAACTAGAGAATCGTTCTGAGATCTCATCAGCGATATATTCGTATCCGACGAAGCATTATTTTTCATAATTTGCTCATTGTTAGATTTAGAGTTTTCTTTGGTTTTATCCAACTCTTCTTGGATCCTTTTCACTTCTTCTCTGTATTTTTTTTCTATTTCACTGGCTTGATCAAAAACATTTTTTGGACTAGGGGGGCTTGCCGAAGTATTCGACCCGGCACCAGTTAGTCCAGCGAAAAATTTAGCAGCCTTTTCTGGGCTAATAATTCCTAATGTCGCAGCACTGACCAATCCTCCAGCACCGGCTGCTGCAGTTTCTCCGGCAGTTGCCGATCTAGGTTTACCGGTTTTTGGATCTATTGGTAGTCCTAAAGTCTCGCTGGCGTTATATGCTGCATGTATAGTTTCTCCGGCACCTACTAACAATCCCACCCCGGGTATGAATTTCGCCGCACCTAGACCTAATCTTTTTAGCAAAGCGCCCGCACCTGCAGCAGTCCCTTGTTTTAAAGAGTCCCCAGGCAAAGTTGGACCTTTATTTCTGCTGGCGCTAACAGCGTCTTTAGTAGCCTTGATCGCATCTCCAGGTGCTCGTAACACATCTCTCGCACCTCTAATTATAGCTGATTTAGCAAATAATAAACTAATAGCACCGGCTAATGCTGCTGCAGCAACTGGACTGGTAAACAATGATAATAACCCTTCTCCAACCATAGGAATCACTGCAGTGAATAAAGTGTTTATTCCAGCCTGGGCATAGGGCTTTAGGTCTTCGAACATTTTTTGTAGATAAGGGCCGCCATAATTTTTAAGATCTTCCCAGAGTTGCCTAAATGCTTCGTTAGCTCCTTGTGTTCCCAGCGTATCTATAAACTCTTTCATCCGTTGTGCTGTCATCTGAGCAAACTGTTCTATAGATTTTATTAGTTCACCGCCTGGACCTAGTTTTATAACTAGATTAGCTCCAGCTAATTCTAAAGCTTTTAATGCAGGTATCATTGCGATCGTTACAGCATTCCGTATGTCTAGCAGCACACCATCTAGATTAGCCAGAGATTTTTCGGTAGTTGATAACGCTGTTTTTTGACTATTAGCAGCATCTTCGTGCCCAAGACCAAATTTCTGTAATCCCTGTAAATACGCTGCGGTGGCAGGTGGCAGTTCTTTGCCCATGGTCATTGTTTGGGTGATGAATCGCCGAGTCGGCTCATCTAGGTCGTTCATCCTTTCGGCAGCGGTGCGAATCTGTTCTTCAAATCTTGCCACAGATCCTGGTACTCCCCGAAACATGTCTTGGATAGTCGGTGCTAGATCTATACCTATCGCTTTCAATCCTACTGCAAAACTTTTTGCTGAATCCGTCAACGGCACACCAACACCGCCGATCATATCTCTTAAAATGGTTACGAGTTGACCTCGACCTTCTTCTTCTAATTGCCTAAGGCCTGCATTTAATCTATTCCGCTCTGAAGTTTCTAACTTTGATAGAGCATTACGCATCCTAGTATCAGCAGCTACCTGTTTATTAGCATCGTCGATCGACCTTCGTTGTAGGCCAGTGGCTCTTGCCAATCGATCTAACTCGAAATTATAATTTTGTGCACCTTTGGCTAGTTGATCGGTGCTCATCGATTCTATCCTGCCCAACCTTCGTTGTTGATCTAGATAGCTAGCAGTAAACTCCGCAGTTTCCTCCATAGAAAATCCTAGCCTAGCAAACTGAGGTCTAAGTTTCTGCACTTCTCCGCTGATCTGCGTAAATCTTCTGGCACCTTGGTTCACAGAACCGCCTAAGGCACTAAGGTCTCTGGCATTCTCTGTTATAACTTTTTTATAGACTTCTAACGGCAGATTGGCTTCTACCGCACGGAGCTTTATATCGGTGAGACCGGTTCCGAGATCCGCACCTACCTGACTTAAATCTCGAAAATCTGTGATCATACCTTCGAGGACATGTCCAAATGTTCCTAGAGTGTTTATAGGTATGATGCTGGTCAAAGCATCAGTCATTTGGGTTAGCTTAGGAGTATTCGTCGCGAAAGCGATATTAAATGCTGATGAAACGGTGCTATCTATGAGTTTGGCTAATCCTGTGATTAGCCCGAGAGTACCTTTAGCTAGAGAGGAAATGCTGGTGGCTGCAGTTTTAGCCGATTCGCCTAGTTTTTCAACGCCAACATTTGACTGTCTCAGCGAACGATTATAGAGATCTTGTAATCTAGCTCGCTCTCTATCTGAAGCGATATTATTACCGCCGGATCCTGATCTCCTAGAGCTAGAACTTTCGACCAGTTCTACTAGTCGTAAGAGAGTAGCTTCGGACGCAGCGTTTTCTAATATACTACCATCGAGGTCACCACCTCGAACTTCGACTCGTTCAGCCATTTAATTTTTCAGTATAATCTGCTCAGATAAATACAATCAAGAATCAACATACACTATTTAGTTGGAGGAAATAACCGTGGTCGAACAGAATCCATTGCAGAAGTATTATAGACAGCCTAAAATCTATATTAGATTGCCTAGTTCCGGTAGCTATTATCCCCCGGGATCGTTAGAGAGATCAAACAACGGTGAGTATCCGGTATTCTCGATGACTGCCAGAGATGAACTGTTGATAAGAACGCCCGATGCGCTGTTAAACGGACAAGCTACCGTGGATATGATACAAAACTGCGTGCCGAACATACGCAATGCCTGGGA